CACAGCAAGTAAGCCTTAAAAGCAATTAAGAAGGTGCAGCCTGAACTCATCAAGCAGATGAAGAAAGACATGAGAAAAGAAGCTCAGCCCGCAATTAAATCCATCAAGGGTTACTTGCTGTGGCTGGACCCTGACGTGGAGCCTTTCAATAATTCGAACGATTCGAACATCACCAAAGGTGAGCTGATCCGTGGCCGTGGTGGAAAGACCCGCTGGCGTAAGTCAGACATCATGCGTGGCATCCGCGTCAAGTTCGGCGGTCCGAACCGCAAGGCTCGTATGGGTCGCACACAGTACGCCATCATGAGCATTTACCAGGCGAACCCTGCTGGCGCTATCTACGACCAGGCGGGCTCTCAGAGCCCTCAGACGGTCTTCAACACCAACCTTGCCAAAGAGGACAAGGCGCACAAGGACGGCGAACGCAAAGGCAAGAAGGGTGGTTCTCGTTACATGTGGCCCGGTGCTGAGTCTCACTTGCCGAAACTGATCATCGCTGCTGAGCGCATCCTCACTGGCGTCACCACCAAATTCAACAGCAACTATAAAGGTTTTTAATCGTGGCAAATATTCTGCTTCCATTCGTCACAACCTTCGACGACAAGGGCGTCAAGAAGGGTCAGGCCTCGTTAGGTTCTCTCGCTAAGTCGAGTCTCGCTGGCGCTCTGTCCATCGGTGTCGTTGTTGACCAGCTGGGCAAAGCGGTTCGCGCAGCCGCTGAAGATCAGAAGGCGCAGGAGCAGTTAGAGCTGGCGGTTCGTAATAACACGACCGCTAACACTGAGCAGATTGCCGAGATGGAAAAGACCATCGGCCGTATGGAGATGCAGAAGGCTGTCGCCGACGACGAGCTTCGTCCCGCGTTGGGCAATCTCGTTCGCGCTACTGGCGACGTTGCAAAGGCTCAGGACCTTTTAAATTTAAGTCTTGACATAAGCGCAGCCACCGGACGAGATTTGCAAAGTGTCAGCATTGCCTTAGCCAAGGCCCAAACGGGAAACATTACGGCGCTCACTCGTTTAGGCATTCCTCTTAACGACGTTGCTGTCAAATCAAAAAACCTTGACGCAATTCAAGACGATCTTGCTGTCCGTTTCAAAGGCGCTGCCGATGCAGCTGCTAACTCCGCCGACGGCGGTATGAAGAAACTCCAAATCGCTTTGGACAACACCTACGAAACTGTAGGAGCAAAACTTCTTCCAGTTCTTAGTGATTACGCCACCGTGCTTGCAGACTTTGCTGGCAAAGCTCTAGATGCTGAAGAAGAAAGTTCAGCATGGGGCAAAGCAACCAATTTCGTTGCTAAAGAAATGTTTCCAGTTTTGAAAATCCTTCCTTTTGTTAATGCAGAAGTAAATGATTACGCCGAAGAAATTCGTGGGGCTACCACCGCTAGCAACATCTTTGGCAATGTGGTTGACTTTGTGAATAAAGGTTTGAGCAAAGGCGCTGCAAGCGTTCAGAACTACGAAAAGGCTGAACGAGCAGCCACCGAAGCCAAGAAGAAGGCAAAGCAGGCTGCGAAGGAATACGCCGACACTCTTCGTGAGCGTGTCAAGACCGCTGTTGACGCCACGACCGACGCAGTGGAGAAGGCGCAGGCTGCCTACGACGATTACAGGGACAGCCTTGCCAGCGCAATCACAGGAAGCATTTCACTCGCCGAGGCGTACAAGACACAGACCGATGCTGACCTAGCCTCCACTGAAGCGCTTCAGGAACGCACACAGGCTTATCAAGACCTCAGCCGAATCAACCCGGTAGAGGATGCTGACGAATACGCTGCTGCTCTTGATCGTGTTGCCAAGGCCGAAGAGAATGTCCGTGTCGCAGCCGACAACCGTAAGAAGGCAAGCGTGGAGCAGGTCTTCACAGATCAGATTGCTAACGCCCGCGAGTTCGCACAGAACCTTCAGTATCTAGTCCAGCACCACAACCTTGGACAAGCTGCACTTTCACAGCTCATCAACCTGGGCGTGGACGCAGGCAACGAAGTCACCCGCGCCATGATCATGGGCACAAGTGGACTGACCGCTGGCGGGCTCAACGAAAGCCTCGCCTCGATTAGTTCCGCAGCAAGTTCGTTCGGTACTGCTGGCGCTAACCAGTTCTTTGGCGGCGCACTGGGCACGGCCACAGGCAACGCAAACGCTGTTAACCAGTACAGCATCACCGTCAACGCAGGTCTTGTCTCTAACCCTGCCCAGGTGGGCCGTGACATCATTGAAGCCATCAAGAACGCCGAGCGCGTGTCCGGTCAGGTGTTCGTCAGCGTATGAGCCAGCCCATCGTCCAGGTTTTAGTCGGCTTTCAGACCAACGCAATCTTCAGCCAGCCTTTCCAGCTGGACGACGCTGCTTATGGAATCTTGGATACGAGCACCCTTGGCGGTATCCAGTTTGCAGACCTGACCACAATGGTCCAGTCAATCAACATCAACCGTGGCCGTTCCCGCCAGTTGCAGGAGTTCAACACTGGCACAGCGACCGTTTCGTTTTGGAACAAGTCACGAGCCCTAGACCCTCTTAACACGTCGAGCCCCTACTGGAACACCACCGCTAACTCAACGGGTATCGTTCCTCGTCTGCCGATTCAAATCTTTGCAAACGGCATCCCGATTTATACGGGCGTAATCCAAGACTGGAATGTCAACTACGACACAGGCAACAACGACATTGTGTACGCCAGCTGTGCCGACGACTTCACTGTGCTTGCCAGCGCCACACTCGCAGATCACACCGTCACAGCGGAGCAGACAGGGACCCGAATCAACACGGTTTTAAACTATGGCGAGGTGGCGTATCAAGGCGCTCGAAGCATCGCCACTGGGTCATCAACTTTGGGTGGCACAGCTGCCAGTGCTGACTTCAGCATCCAGCAGGGAACCTCAGTTCTAAATTATTTGCAGGATGTCACCGACGCCGAGCAGGGCTATCTGTTTATGTCGGCAGAAGGCACTCTTAGTTTCAAGGGCAGGTCGCAAATCCTCAACCCGATCTCGGCTGCAACCTTCACTGGTGACGACTCTGCTGGTATCCGTTATCAGACACTTGTCAACGAGTTTGGCGACGAGCTTCTTTATAACGTCATCGTGACCGAAGGGCCCGCTGGTGGTCCGTTCACAGCAACCGACAGCGACTCAGTAGCGCAGTATCAAGCGCAGACCTATAGCCAAACAAGTCTGCTCAACTCGACCACGACAGAACTTCAGGGTCTTGGCAACTACCTTCTTGGCAAATACCGCCAGCCTCAACTCCGCTTTACAGGTCTTTCCACACAGTTGCTAGCACTGGACTCCGCAAAGCAAAACCAGTGTCTGAACCTTGACCTAACCGACATCTGCAACGTCGTCAAACACTTCGCTGTCGGAACCCCAACCTCAGTGGACCAGACCGTGATTGTGACGGGCATCAGCCACAACATCACACCCGGCAGTCACATCATCAGCTACACATTCGAGTCCACCGACGGCAACGCTTATCTCACCCTAGATGACCCTGTTTTCGGTACTCTTAACAACAACCTTCTCAGTTTCTAAAGGAGACAAAACATGACCTATCCGAACTTCGTGGCTGGGGATATTCTCCGTGCCCAGGACATGAATGCCGTTGCCGGGTGGAAGGTTGCCTCAGGCACTTTGTCACTGACCAGTACTGGAACCAATGTTGCAGGGGTGTTCACCGCTGACTATAAGAATTACCGGTTGCTTATCAATGTGACTGCGCGTTCTACAGCAAACCGAGTTGACATGAGGTACATCGTCGGCACAACTCCTGAAACGACCAACTATTTTCAGGCGGGAATTGGTTCGGATCATGCGAGTAACACAGCTGTCTACTACCAAAGAAGCAGCAACGACCCGCAATTTTTTGGACAATCAACTAGTGGTTTGTTGACTATGTCATTTGACGTTTTCAATGCAAATAAAGCAGCAAATACATATCACCAAGGGAATTGTTTTGACGGCAACCTTGGATATAACTACACGGTTGGTGGCATGAGTAGAACTAGTAGTCAATACACAGGCTTTCAGTTGTTTACAAGCACAGGAACCGCCACTGTCGAATATCAAGTGATTGGATACACAAACTAATGAGCAACACAGAGAAGCAACTTGTCCATGACTGGTCCACTGGCGCACTGGTTATTTATGAAATCGACGCCCCTATCGAGGAGACAAATGAACCGTCTGCTGACAGCGGCCCTATTGACCCTGACGCTTAGTGGCTGTGGCTGGCAAGGCGAGTACCGCTATCCATGCCAAGACCCCGATAATTGGGACAGCGTTGCCTGCATACCTCCAGTCTGCGAAGCCTCCGAAACCTGCACAAAGGACTTAATTGATGCCACCGTCAGTACGACAGCACCCTGAAAAGCGCCACACCCCTGAGGAGATTCACGCCCGGCTGATTCTTTTCATTGGCGTCACTATGGCGGTCGTGTTTGCGTTGTCGGTAGGCGTGATGCTCTACGCTCTCGTGTTTGTTACACAGCCTGTGAAGACCCAAGCCCCCAACGATAAAGCCTTCATAGATCAAATATCAGTGCTGACAACCTTCCTGACAGGGGCGCTCGGGGGAGTCCTCGCTTCGAATGGTTTGAAGAGCCGACCAAAGGAACCAACAACATGAAAAAACTAAAAGCCCTCATCAAGACCCTGATCCGCTACGAAAAGAAAGCGGAAGAAATCACAGGCAAAGACCTCGACAAGCTGGCCGTTGATTTGCTGAAGAAAGAACTCAATGATTAGCACCGCCACGACAGTGACCACGACCGCACAAAGAATCCTCGCCAAGTCAAACAGTTACAGAACGATTTATATCCACGTCACTGGCGCTGGCACTGTGTACCTTGGCGGCTCCAACGTCACTACTGTCAATGGACTGCTCACAGAGAAGAACGCCATCCCTTTGACGCTGGAAATCCCAGCGCAAGAGGAGCTGTGGGCCGTGACCGCATCAGGAACCGAGTCGCTTCGTTTGCTTCTGCCTGACCTTTACAATCAGTTGCCATGAAATACACCGGATACGACAAGACCGCAGAGCAGAAGTTAAAAGGCACAGAACGCTTCGTCGAGCTGTGTAGTCGCAGATGGGGTTTTAAGAACCTTGGAACCCTTGTCGTCAGGCAGATGAGATCGGGTCAAGGCATGAGTGTCCACGCGACTGGGAGAGCCTGCGACATTGGGTTTGCTAACACTAAACAGGGACACGCCGACGCTGTCCAGGCGATGCTGTGGTTTGTCAAGTACTACAAAGAACTTGGCATCGAAGAGGTGCATGACTACGGCGGTCTTATAAACGGCACTTGGCAGGGCTGGCGCTGTGACCGCAAGGGAAAGCCAGGCTGGAAGAAATGGACCGACACCGACAACGGTGGCTCAAAAAACGGCCGCTGGATTCATGTCGAACTGGCTGGCAAATCAAACGGTGGTTTTGCTGAGGACGACGTTGCTCTCGAAGCAGCTTGGCGCGCACTCCCCAAACCGAACGCATAGCGGGTCCTGGTAGTCCCGCTTTGCTTGGTGGGTGGGTGTCTTCTTCATCGCCCATCCACCACCCCCCACTAAAAGTTTTATAATCTGACAGAGTCCTACCAGGGGACGATGAAGGAGAAACCAAATGTTTGAAGACTTGCCACTGTTCCGCAGTGCAGACCCCATCACATCCGTCAAGGGCGGTGGAGATGTCGAGCCACGCAGAACCTCACAAGCAATGCTGCTACTGAGCATCTACGAATACGCCGACCTCACCGACGAACAAGCAGGCGACTTATCAGGCCTTGCAAAGCGTCCTAAGTGTTGCTACTGGAAACGGTGCAGCGAACTACGCGCCAAAGGTTTAATCGCCCCTACAGGCGTCACAAGGCTCTCCAGCGCAGGCTCAGCCATGCAGGTCTGCGCCATCACCCCAGCAGGCAAAGAGGCACTCGCATGATGTTTCTCGTGACCGTTCCTCTACTAGCCTTTTTTTCGTGCCTCATCTACGGCATGTATCAAGCCCTAGACATTGAGACACACTGGCAAGACCCGCCATACGACTGGAACTTCGAAGACGAAGATCTGTGGCTCGACGAGCCTGACCTATCCCTCTAACAAAGAAGAGAAGTTTGAAACGCTATGTGTTGTGCTTCGCACTATTCGCCGTACTTATCCCGCCCATGCAAGTACAAGCTGCACCCCAGTGGAAATGCCCGCAGCTTCACGCCATGTTCCGCTTGCACGGCCTA